GGCTTTTTTCATCGGCCCAGTGTTTCGCTTATCACACAGGCCAAAATTAGGTTAAAAGGTAAATCAAATGGCTAAATTAATTTCATATTCGGAGTACGCTAGGCACCGAAAATGTTCGCCTGCCAACATCACCAAGGCAATTGCCAAAGGGAAAATTACACCGATAAACGGCAAAATAGATCCTGAAAAGGCTGATATTGAATGGGAACAAAATTCGCCACGTTTACAAAACCGAAAAAAGAACTTTGAACTGGCTGAAGAATTGGTGCCTGATTCTTCCATCACAAGCCTGACAAGGATCCGAGCGATGCACGAAGGTTTAAGGGCCAAGAAAACAAAATTAGAAGTTGATCAATTGGAGGGAAATTTGATTGATGCGAAGGCCGTGAGGGACGCTGCTTTTAACCAAGCTCGGTTAGTGCGTGATACTTTGCTTTCAGTGCCTAATCGGTTGTCACCAGTAATCGCAAATGAAACGGACGAACATCGTGTTCATGATCTTATTAAAGATGAAATTGTATCCTGTTTAAGAGCAATAGATGGCAGTCAACCCTTACAAGCTGTTTCGTGAGTCATATGCGGAGGGATTGCAATTAGATCCTGATTTATCCGTATCAGAATTTTCAGACGAATTTAGAGTATTACCAAGTAAAGGATCATCGGAGCCTGGAAGATGGAGAACAAGCAGAACACCATACCTGAAAGAGATATTAGATTGCCTTTCACCGAAATCGTCAGTCGAGAGGGTGGTCTTTATGAAGGGATCACAGTTAGGTGGGACGGAAGCAGGGAATTGCTGGATAAGCTACATTATAGGCCAAGCCCCTGCACCGACAATGGTAGTTCAACCGACAGTCGAACTAGCGAAAAGGTGGTCAGTTCAAAGACTAGCCCCAACGATAGCCGAAACACCGATTCTCAGAGATAAAGTTTCGGATCCGAAATCTAGGGATTCAGGGAACACTCAATTAGTAAAAGAATTCAAGGGTGGAATTATAGTTGCCACAGGTGCAAATTCCGCAGTTGGGTTAAGATCAATGCCGTGTCGGTATTTGATGCTTGATGAAGTCGATGCGTATCCTTTGGATGCTGACGGAGAAGGGGATCCTGTTTCACTGGCGATCAAAAGAACTGCAACATTTAGTCGCAAAAAAATTCTTGAAATATCAACTCCCACGATCAAGGGAATTAGCCGAATCGAACGTGAGTTTAATCAAAGTGATGGACGTAGATATTTTGTTCCTTGCCCCCATTGTAAGGCAGAACAATTTTTAAAATGGTCAGGAATTGTTTGGGAAAAAGACGATGAGGGAAATCATTTACCTGAGACAGCAAAATACCAATGCGAATCTTGTGGTGAATTAATTCCTGAACACCACAAAGGAGAAATGCTTACAAATGGTAGATGGATAGCAACCAATACAACCAACAATCCAAAAATAGCAGGATTCCATCTTAATTGTTTATATTCACCTGCAGGATGGAAATCATGGGAAGAATGTGTTCGTGAATTTTTAGAATCCAAGGAAGATAAGTTCATGCTAAAAACATGGACGAATACTGTATTAGGTGAAGTATTTGAGGAACAAGGAGAAGGAGTGGAGTACGAATATCTGTATGCAAGGCGAGAAGATTATACTACTGATCCATTACCTGAAAAAGTTTGTTTAATAACCGCAGGAATTGATACTCAAGATGATAGATTAGCTGTTGAAGTGGTCGGTTGGTGTAATGGTGAGGAAAGTTATAGTTTAATTTATGACGAAATTTACGGTGATCCTGGTGGTGAAGAAGTATGGTCAAAATTAGATGATCTTTTTAATATTAGTTTTAATCATCCAAGTGGTACAAAATTAACGATAGCGAGTGCATTTATCGATAGTGGTGGACATCATACAGACTCCGTTTATAGATATTGCTCTCAAAGACAAATTAAACGAATTTTTGCTTGCAAAGGTTCATCAGTTGTTGGTAAACCTGTTATTAGTAAACCAACAAAGATCGCTCGTTCAAATGCTTTGTTATTTTCAGTCGGTACTGACACAGCTAAAGAAGTCATTTATTCCCGACTTAAAATTGGTGAACCTGCTCGTGGTTTCATGCACTTTCCATTTTCATATGACAAGGAATATTTTTTAATGCTGACTGCTGAAAAAGTGGTCACAAAATATTCAAAAGGATTTCCAAAAAGAGAATGGGTGAAAACTAGAAGGAGGAATGAAGCATTGGATTGTCGAGTTTACGCATTTGCTAGTTTTGTTTCTATGAATCCTAATCTTGAAGTTTTAACAGAACGATTAACGGATTCTGACGCACAGAAAAAATCAAATATAAAGCCAAGTCGAAGATTAAATAAAGGTTGGGTCAGTTCCGTAAGGAACCGACGATATGGCTAATTTATTTGATTCCACTAATTACCGCACTCAAGAACCCACGATAGAAGAATATGGTCACCCAATCATTGCGGGTGATTATTTAGCTTGGAAACGTGAGGATCTAAATTCCGATTATTCAAATTCCGCTTATACGCTTACCTATCAAGCAAGGCAAAGTGGTAATGGGACTTATGTCATTTCCATTACTGCATCTGCTTCAGGCACTAATTATTTAGTCGAAGTCGGCCAATCCACAACCAGACCCTACAATGTGGGTTTGTATTATTGGGATGCTTATATAACTAAGAATTCCAATTCCGAAAGAATCAGGATTGATTCTGGTCAATGGGAAGTGATTGGTGACAAAGCGACTGACAATGCCGATCCCAGATCATCAAATCAAAAAATATACGAGGCTGTAGTTGCAGTTATTGAAGGCCGAGCTTCTCAAGACCAAATGAGTTATTCAATTGCAGGTCGGTCTCTTTCAAGAATGTCTATTGATGATTTAATAAATTTTGAGGGTATTTATAAAGCCCGATGGATGAAGGAGGTCAACCAATCCCGAATTAAAGATGGATTGGGAACCATGAACACCATCCATGCAAGACTTCCGACATGAAATTAAAAGATTTATTTAAAAGAAAAAATACTGAATCAGTTCCACGAACTGCAAATTTCAGAAATTACGCTTCAGCAAAATACGACAACCTTTTTTATGGTTGGAGAGGTACTGATTTATCAGCTGATAAAGAATTAATTAATAATCTTCAAACCATGCGGAATCGTGTTCGTCAAGTCTGCAATGATGACGTTTACGCACGAAAATTTTTAAACATGGTTAAGACAAATGTAATTGGATCTGACGGAATTATTCTTCAATCCAAAGCCAAACAAGATAATGGTGCATTTGACACAAACGACATTCGGTTAATCGAACAAGCATGGAAAAAATGGGGATCAGAAAAGCGATTTTGTTCTGCAGATAAAAGATTAAATTGGCGAGATATTCAAAGAATCGTTGTTGAAACACTTGCAAGAGATGGTGAGTGTTTCATTCGCATGATTAAAAA